CAGCAACTCAACAACCCGACCGCGGCCGAAGACGACGAAGTTCCTTTTCCGCTGAAGTACCTGCGGTGGAAGACCCCGGACGCGCTGAAACATGTCCAGATGGAACAGTACGTAATCACGGTGGACCTGGCGGAAGAGCCTTCCAAACGCTCCGACAATACCTGCATTACGGTCTGTGGCTGGGACCGGTTTGGCCGTTGTTACGTGGTAGATGTTCACCTGGGCAAGTTCCTGCCCGAGACCACGATCGGGCATATTTTCTCCATGTATCTGAAGTGGAAGCCCGTTCGGGTGGATATCGAGGAAACCGGCTTTACCAGGGGCCTGAAGCCGTCTATCCAGCGGCGGTCGGAGATGACCGGGGTGTGGATTCCGTTCAGTTTCATCAAGCGCGATCCCCGGATGAGCAAACAGGAACGAATCTTGTCCCTGCAGCCGTGGTACAAGAACGGATTGATCACGTTTTCCGAAGATCTTCCCGACTACGTAAAAGACCACCTGAAGCACGAATTGACCCGTTTTCCCCGCTACCGCTATGACGATCTGCTGGATACCTTGGCCGATCAGTTCCAGAACAAACCGAACTTCGGTCCCGCCCGTCCGTCCCGGTCGGAAAAGGAGATCATGGACGCCGCCCGGAAGATCATGATATTCCGCCGGGATCTCTGGGAGCAAATGATGGGAGAGGAAGTCCACGATCCCACCAGCGACGGTTTGGGCGGCTTGAGTTAGTAAGTGAGTTACACTGTTTTTAGGGGCATATGCCGGAACAACGAACAGTTACCGATCGGGGCCACGTCGATTTCGAGTCCGATAACGTTCCTTTTCTGTTTGAAGGCGCGGACCTGTCTGAACTCCGGGCGGTAAACCTCGTTAAGCAGACGTTTGAACAGTTTGACTCGTGGCGGAAGAACAGCCACGAACCGCGCTGGGAAGTTAACGAAAGACTGTACTACGGCGTGGTTCCGTAACGAAAGACTGTACTACGGCGTGGTTCCGAAGCGCTATTGGCCGGGAACCAAGGTCGAACGGGCTTCACTGGGTATCCCCGTGGTTTATGACCAGGTGGAGGCGGCGTTTCCGATTATTCTCCGGGCGCTCTACGGTCAGGGACCAAAGTTCTTTGGCGTGAAGGCCCTGGGACAAACTCAGCCTCAAGCCGCGGATGCCGCAGGTGATGTTATTGCCGACTACCTGGATTCGCCGATGGATGCCGATACCGGCGCTACGTCGATTTTGCCGCTGAGTCTGGCGCTGCGGCAGTCCATGATCTACGGAGACGGTCCTATTGCTCTGTCCTGGTCCCGCCAGTTAGCGCGGCCGATCATTCGCTGGGTGGATCTGCGCAATCTCTACCTGGACCCCAAAGCCACCGGTCCGATGATTGAACAGTCTCCGGTGGTAATCGAGCGCCAAATGCTGACGGTGGCCCAGTTGCGCGAAATGGCCCAGAATGACAACCGGATCAAACTGCCCTCTCCGGGCGCGCTGAACTTTCTGGCAAAGTCCCGGTTTTCCGCGACAGCCGATGTGCTGAAAGACAGCACCGGCGCCATTCGCGGGGAACAGCCGATTTCATCCGAGATGAATGCGGACCCGAAGTTCCAGCAGATTGAAGTTCTGCTGTACTGGACCCCGCAGCGGATGATTTGGGTTCTGAACCGGTTGTGGCCCTTGATGAATGCCGAAAACCCTTACGGTTTTGTGCCGTATTGCAAGGCGCCGTACGGTGTCGCTCTGGGCCGGCCGTATAGTATGGCCCTGGCCGATGTTTTGGAAGGCGAACAGAAACTTCAGCAGGGCATCACCAACGCCCGGGTTGACAATCTGGCGCTGGGTATACAGCCACCGCGGGTGCGGGCGCAGGGGAACGTCAAGATGCCCTCCCAAACAGCTTGGCGTCCGGGTCTGGAGGATATTGTCGGTGATCCGGCAAAAGATGTGTCAATCGTCACCGTACAGGACATGACAAAGGATGCATACAGAGAAATTCAGCTTTCGGAAGCGCGGGCGTCGAAGCGGACGGGGGTTAACGACTTTGTTCAAAGCGGTGTTCCGGCGCCAAGCAACGCCAACCGCAGCGCCTATGGTGTCTCGCAGCAAATGGGGAACGTCAGCAGCCGGCTTTATACGCCGGTGGTAAACCAGGAGAACTACCTGATTGTGCCGATGCTGTACAAGATCCACCGGATGATCCAGAAGTTCGCGCCCGAGGTTCTGCAGGTAGGTTCCCAGCGGGTGCCAAAAGCGCAGGCTGCAGCTCCGGTGAAATTTGCGATGCAGGGCGCCTCGCGAATGATTCAGCAGGAGAAACTTCTAATGCTTCTGCCCACGATTGGACAGACGTTGTTCAACGAGGTTGTGATGCGCCAGGCCAATGTGCAAGGCCGGACCCTGGACTTTGCCGAATTTGACCGGTTTTTCCGGGAAGCGACGGGAACGGAGAAAATGTTTGCGTTCTTCCGGCCAATGAGTCAGCAGGAACAGCAGGCTGCGCGGCAGCCCGACCCGAAAGACATGTTGGAGCTTCAAAAGGCTCAGATGGAAGCCCAGACGCGGATGGCAATGGGCAAGATGAAACAGGAAACCGACATGACGACGACCAAAATGGAGGTTGGCGCCAAGTTGGAGGAAACCGGTGAGCGGTCAGCGCGGGAACTGCTGAAATTGCTCAAGGCGGACAAGTCAAATGACGCTGAAGGAAGAGGAGCAACGAAGTCTGGCGGCTCTTCGGACAAATAGGGGCTATACCGTTCTGGTGGAAAAGGTTCTGGAGCCGATGCTGGAATCGGCGCTGGAATCTGCCTGCCGAACAGTGGACGAACGGGAGAAACTGGGCCACTACCGGCGGTATGAGGCTTTGCGGGACATATTGTGTGTCTTGAAGGCCACGCCGCAGGAAATGGAACAGTTCCTTACAGAAATAGGGGATGAGATCTATGCCTAAGATGGAAGAACTTTTGGGTGACAGGAACCTGGAGGACTTGACGGAGGCCGAACTGTTAAGCCTGATGGAGAATGCACAAAAGCCCGATGAGGGGCAGAAACCCTCTTCAGAGAAGCATTACACGCAGGAAGAGGTAGACCAGCTGGTTGCGGAGCGTATGCAGGCAGCCAAGCCGCCCGAACCTGTCAAGACGGAGAAACCTTCCGATCCGAACCAACCGCAGACTCCGCAGCCGTGGGACTACGACCAGTTCAAGGAAAAATTCCTACGCGATCCTCGGGAAGCTCTGGATTATGTGGACGAAGCTCAGTACGGAATGCCGGTGCGAAAGTTGGTTCCGGTCTTGATGGCCGGCCTGACGCAACTGGCGAAACAGCAACAGGAGTCCGAGAAAAGCCGGTTTTTGTCGTCGGCTGACGATTTTGAGGCCACACCTGAAAATAGTCAGGTCATCGAACAGATTCTTCAGGAGCGTGGCTGGCAGCCCAGTTACCAGGCCTATGAGGACGCGCTGGCCATTGGCGTTCGGCAGGGTCGTATCAAAGGAAAGGCGAAACCGCCGGAGAAACCACCGGAACCGTCTGTCCAGCCTCCGCCTGATTTGCCGCCGGGCGGACAGTCCGAAGTTCCGGACGCGCTGCTGCAAAATGCTGAAAACATGGAAATGGACGATTTGGAGAAGTTGTTGCTGAAAAGCGGTGTTATCACCCACGGCCGTAACTGAGTTACTAACTGGAGATTTTGGTATACTTAGTGCAGGGGAAAGAGGCCCGGACTGTCTGGGCCTCTTTGGAGGTTTATAAATGAGTTATAACCCTGCCAGCAATCTTTCTACTAGTTCGGGTCTTGGCCATCTTGCGTCGGTCTACTATGATCGGCGTGCGTTAAGCGGCTGTCGCACCAAGTTTATGTTCTGGCGCTTGGTCGATACGCGAACGCTGGCGAAAAAGCAAGGCAAGACCATTCAGTTTTACCGCTATTCGCAACTGGGGGCGAATACGTCAGCAACCACCGAGGGCCAAGTCGGAACCGGGTTGCACATCAATTCAGCCACGCTCTCCGCAACCGTCGCGCAGTATGCGGACTACATCAGCTTTTCTGACCTGCTGGTCGATACCGCGATTGACGGCGACATTGTTGGTGTTGGCGCTGATCTTCTGGGTTACCGTGCCGGATTGTCCTGTGACACCATCGTTCGCAACGAACTGGACAGTGTAGCAGGTTCTATTGACGTGTCCCTGTTGGGTGACTACTTCACCGGCGCCGATGCCGCGAATGTTCGTACCAGACTGGCCGGTTTGAACGTGATGCCTTTTGCTGGCGGCTATTTCCGGGCTCTCGCGCATCCGTACGTAATGTACGATTTCATCCATGATCCGGCTGTTGGCGGGTTCCAGGATGTTGTCAAGAACCTGGGGGGCCAGGGCAGCGAACGGCTCTTCCGGATGGAAGACCGCGGATTCGTGGCCCGGTTCGGATCTTGTGAGATCTGGGAAAGCACGAATGTAACCACGGTGTCCGGCTCTCCGAACAAGTACCGGGTGTACTTCGCCGGATATGAGGGTGTGGCGGCCATTGATCTGGCCGGCCGCGGTCCGAGCCGAATTGAAGATCAGAACCGGCAGCGGTTCCGGATCAATGTGGTACGGGGCAAACCGTCTATCGCTGATCCCGAGGGCAAGATCCGGGCGGCCGTCAGCTACAACTTTGTGTTCGTTACGAAGGTGCTGGACACTTCGCCGTACCGGATTCGCAAGATCGACGCGCCAACGAGCTTGGGGATTTAGTCTCTCCAGAACCCAACCTCAGCGTCCACTAAGAGTACCCGTTTGGGTTCCGGGTACTCTTTTTTCTTTTCGGTCCGCGCTTACTAAGTGAGTTACTATGTAGGTAGGGGCGCACATGGCGGCGGAATCAGCGCAGCTTATCAGCACCAACACAATCAAATGGTCCGGGGGCCGGAACTTTGACGGCTGGGTTTTGCTCTTGATGGCTATGCCAAAAGTGGACGGCGTTGCCTGGACCCGGATCTCCCTGAAAGACAAGCGGCCGAAACTCCGGGTGCCTACCAGGGTGCGGGTGCCTATCCGGGATGGCGTCTATGACGCAACGACGGAGATCTGGCAAACCACCAGTTTGGTTCCGCCGCAGGTCAAGTATGCGGCGTTTTTCTACGATGACAACAACGTCCTCATTGCTACCAAGAGCGCGTTGTTTGTGGTGGAAACCGATCCTTATACCCGTGGACGGCACGGTGACGGTAACGGCCGGAGGCACACCGACCCGAGAGGATGTTTCAGGAACGAAGAACGGCGTCAACACCGCGTTTACCATTTCCGGTAGCGGTACGGTGGTTTTGCTGATCTGGAACCAAACCGTGCTGGACGAGGATGTTCACTACACCATTTCCGGAACCAATATCACCATGCAGGCGCCTTATTTGCCCGATGCCGGAGACACATTCGAGGCGCTGATATGGTCATAAGAATTCTCTGTGTTTTGCTTTT